TGGATCACGGCGATCACGACATTGGCGTCTTTGCTGGTCACGACTTCGCTCTATTGGGCGATATTCACAAGACCAACCAAATTCTCGATGAAGAGGGTCGTGTAAGGTATTGCGGCTCGACTGTACAACAGAATCATGGCGAGACAAATGACAAGGGCTTCTTGATCTGGGACATTGAAGACAAGAATACTTTTACAGTAAAACACCACGTTCTTTTGAATCCTAAACCGTTTGTGACAATAGAACTTACTCCTAAGGGTAGGATGCCTAAGGGTACCAGCATCCCCGCAGGAGCGCGCTTGCGTCTTGTAAGTAATAACAATCTGCCCCTTGACGTTATGCGTAAGGCTGTGGAGGTGGCCAAGCATCGCTTTAAGCCTGAGAGTATTACTTTTCTTAATCGTGCAGCCGGCGAGCGTGGCACTGTAGAGATCGGAGCCGGATTCAAGGTGGAGAATCTTCGAGACAAAGGAGTCCAAGAAAATCTGATCCGTGAGTACCTCACAGATTATGAGCCCACTGAGGAAATGCTGGAGAGAGTGTTTGAACTCAATCGCAAGTATAACTCACAGATTGAAGAGACGGAAGAAGTCGCTCGCAATGTTAATTGGAATATTAATAAATTTGAGTGGGACAACTTGTTCAACTATGGAGAGGGCAACAGTGTTGATTTTACAAACCTAAATGGTATCGTTGGTATCTTCGGCAAGAATTACTCCGGAAAGTCTAGTATCATTGACGGCATGCTTTACACAATGTTTAACACAACGTCGAAGAATGAGCGCAAGAATTACAATATCATCAACCAGAACAAAAAAAGTTGTCAGGGTATGGTCGAACTTCAGGTCGGCGATAAGACTTATACGATTGAACGTAGATCAGAAAAGTACGTGAAGAAGCTGAAGGGCGAAGTTACCAACGAAGCTCGTACATTTTTGGAGTTTAGTGGGATGGATCCAGTTATAGGCGAGGAGACGAGCCTTAATGGTACCACTCGTAACGAGACGGATGCCCATATACGTAAGCGTTTTGGAACGGTAGAAGACTTTCTACTTACGTCCATGTCCAGCCAGCTCGATAGTTTATCGTTTATTAAAGAAGGCTCGACGCGCCGGAAGGAAATCCTTGCTAAGTTCTTGGATTTAGACATCTTTGAGAAAAAGTTTAAGTTGGCTCACGAAGACGGCGCAGACCTAAAGGCAGTCATTCGACGCGTCGGAGACGCCAACTACGATAATGATATCGCATTAGCTGAAGTACAATATATGGAAGCGCAAAAGGATTTAAATAATGAAATTGCGGCTTGTGATCAACTAAGAGACGAGCTGACCAAAACAGAGCAGGAACGCTCACTGCTTACTGAGAAGATAAACTCCATTCCCGCGGAGCGCCTGGATATTAAGAATCTATTAGAAACCAAGTCTGAGTTGGAAAGGAAGATCGAAACCACAAGTGTTAACATAGTAGAGCTTAAGCAGGAGATCTCTAGTTACGACAAAAATCTGAAGAAGTACGATGATTTTTTAACCACTATTGACATTGAAGTTTTGTTGGCTGAGAAAGAGGACTATGATGAGTTTAAACAAAAGTATGAGGATGCCGTCAACGCCGCGCGCTTGATGGATAACGATTATAAGTCTATGTCGAAGAAACTAGACTTGCTTGATGAGGTACCCTGCGGTGATAAGTTCCCCACATGCCAGTTCATACGAGACGCCCATCTGGCTTCGGCAGAACTGCCTTCATTAGAGGTGGAAATCGTCGAAAGAATAGAAAAAGCAAAGGACTATAAGTCCCGCGTTGTCTCTGTCAACTCGGCCGAAATGATTGAACTTATTGAAAACTATAACAACACCATTATCCAGAAGAACAATATTGAAATTGAGAAGCGTGATAATAAGGTGTCTATTGAAAAGCTGTACGCAAAAATTAAGACCTATCGAGATACCCTTCGCGGAACGACGGAGAAGATCGGATTATATGAGGAGAAGAAAGATTTAATTAAAAACATTGAAAGCCTCATCAGTGCCCGCGACGAAGTCGAAAGTAGAGCCACAAAAGTTAGAGCCGATATTTCTGAGGTTGAAGAATCCATTAATTTGCATCATCGACAACTCGGATCAATGGAACAGAAGGTCGAAGATCTTAAACAGAAAAAAGAAGAGCTAGATGAGATCCGAGAAGAATACGCAGCTTTTGATTTGTTTATGCGCTGTACCCATTCTAATGGGATTGCTTATGATATTATTAAGAAGCGTCTACCTGTTATTAATGGGGAGATAGCAAAGGTGCTCTCCAATATTGTAGACTTCGATATTTTCTTTCAGGAGCATGGGCGTAAACTAGACATCCTCATAAAGCACCCTAGCCATGAACCGCGACCCATTGAGATGGGCTCCGGCGCCGAAAAGACTGTGGCTGCTATGGCAATTCGCCTAGCACTGCTCTCTGTGTCATCGCTACCAAAGGGGAACATTTTTATCCTTGATGAGCCCGGGACTGCACTGGATGCAGACAACATGGAAGGGTTTATTCGAATTCTTCAGCTTATCAAGATGTATTTTAAGACTGTGATTCTGATTTCTCACGTGGACTCACTCAAAGACATGGTGGATGTAGAGATCACAATCGATAAGAAGGATGGCTTCGCTCGCGTCAATCAGTAGGAGGGGTCCAGCTAAAGCCGTAGGTATAACTAAAGTGGTTTCTTATAAGACTTTTCTTTTGTTTGTCATCGGATGTATACCAAGCCCACGCAACTAATTGAGCAATCTGGGCAATACGCCCTAGGGTATGATGAACATCGTCTTCGATCCAGTCTACATGATCCATGGTAATATCTTCGATCTCGATGCCCAAGTCTAGAGCGATAGTATAGAGTCCATACCAGTTTCCGTTTTCATAGGAAGACTTTGCTTTTTTAAAAATACTTTCAATACGGCTAAGTTCTTCTGGAGCTAAACCTGAAGAAGCAAACTTATCTGGATGGGTTTTTGCGGCTATCTTATAAAAGAGCTTTTTAATAGTATTCTCCTTGACTTCGGGCAAATCTCTTTGGGGTTCGACATCGGGTACTATATATTCATCCTCGGACTCTGCCACAGCTGTTTCTTGTATCGGAGCCTCTAATGGTGGCTCCGTAGCGTCAGCAGCCTCTTTAGCTTTTATTTCTGCCTCCATCGCCGCGCGCCTCTTATCTAATATTTCTTGTTTGAGTTTTAAGAACTCTTCTTTCTCTTCATCGGGAAGAGAATCCACGATTTCGGTGATAGCCGTAGAAAATTGGCTTTTTGCTTCACCTAAGAGTTCTTCGTGGTATTCCAAATCCGCATGCACAAACTCCGCCTTTTTAAGCATCTTCTTGAATTTAAGTTCAATTTGGCGTGACATAGTTGTGGACTCAGGCTAATTAGTGAGAGAGGAAGGTAGTGATGAAACATATTATTGATAAAGGGTTGAATAAGCTTATTTCCCGAAAACTAATGGCATGGGCAACAGCTACGTGTCTATTACTGTTTGCAGATTTAGCGTCAAGCGATTGGGTAATAATTACCACCGTATACATCGGCGGTCAAACCGTGATTGATGCAGTTGCCAAGCTCAAAGGAGTTTCCTAATGATGAAGTTACAACTTATTGCAAAGAAAGCGGCACTGTGGGCAAAGAAGTTTTGGTGGATAATTGTCTTGAGTCTGTTATTTGTGGTGGCTGGTCTGGTAGGGCTCCTCACCAAAAATGCAGGAGTGCTGGCTAATGTATTAGATTTGCTCGATGCCAAGCGTAATGCTCACGATCAGGAAATGGAAACATTGGCGCACATCCACAATACAGAAATTGCCGAAAAGAATTTACGGCTTCAAGAGCATCTTAAGAGAAAAGAAGAACTCAAGAATAAGTTCGCAGAACGTGGCGAAGAATTAGATAAAGAAAAAGAAGCAGAGCTTAAAAAATTAGTAGATGAGGGATATAATGATCCAAAGAAGTTAGCAAAGCAGATTGCTGAAGCCTTTGGATTATAATATGATAAAAAAAGTATTGGCTGTTTATCTAGCCGCATTTCTAGCAGTACCGACAGCGGTACTAGCCCAAGACACAGAAGAGGTCGTTCTCCCCGACTACACGGTAATTCCGGTTGAAGCTGGTGATACGGTTCCCTTTGATGGGGTGCTATTATCTCTGGACGCCGCTGCCAAAATTTTGTCCGAAAAGAAGTTCGCCGGCGCTGAGTGCAATCTCCGACTAGAATACGAGCTACAAATACAGAGAGAAGTCTATGAGCTTCAGCTCAATTACAAGGACATTGAAATCCAAAGTTGGACAGACAAATATGAATCCATGATGATTCTCAAGATTGCCGAGAACGATAGGCTAGCTGAACTAGTGACAAATCAGAAGCCCGCGACTGGTCCTCTTTTAGTCGCTCTAGGGTTTGGCATTGGCACTTTAACCTCGTTGGGTATTTTCGGACTGTCAACGGAGATCGTGCGTGAGTGACGCTCAAGACAAAATAGCAAGACTAGAGAAAGCTATATCCCAGAAATATGGAGAAGAGGCTACCTATAATCCACGCCGATTTTGGGATGACGAGAAAGAAAAGAACTACATTGCTCAGTCCCAAGAAGAGCAACGCAAGTTTGCTAAACTGGCCGAATCCCAAGACAAAGTAGAACAAGACGGATTTTTAATAAACAAAAAACTACTTAATAGAGATCATAATAGGACTTGTCCTGTGTGTGAGAAATATTCTTTTCATCCCCGCGATGATTTGTATATGAATAAGTTTGAAGCATGCTTCAGATGTTACATACAATTTATTGAAGGAAGAGAAGAAAGATGGACAACCGGGTGGAGACCTAACAAGGAAGAATAACATGGCAACTGTATACGAAATCATTCAAGGAATTAATCAGGCAGCAGCGAATGCCTATGACGGCGCCCACGACGCAACTCTGGCAGCTGACAACAAAGCACGCACTGCAGGACTCAAGCGCGAAGACGGACATTATATCAACGATCGCCGAGTCATGGACGGGTTTAAGGTATCGTTCCATGGACCCCTTTTGCGTCTTAAGTATCAAGCAGAGACTCTTATTAAAGATGTTAAGAGTAATGGCTTTGAAGACGAAGTTATCGGACAGATTGCCGACATTGTAAAGTTCCTCAAGAAAGAATATAAAGCTATCACAGGCAACACCCTGACTTTAACAAAAGAAGGCGAGCCGAGGATTCTAGTACAGCGTATGTCCAACTATCGGACCGATGTACAGGCACAGTGTGATTATCGCATTGGTGGGCTGACGGATGTTATTGAAGTTAATGATGGCACCAAGGAAGATCGCTTAGATCAAGCCGTACGTGACTGGTTATCTTTAGGACCTAAGGGGCGAGCCAAGAACGATACTCGTAAAGGTTAGCAGAATATGTTATGGGGAATGCCCTAACAAAAAAAGAGATACTCAAAGAGATCGTCAAAGCCGGCAAAGACCCGGTTTATTTTACAACAAACTATTGTCGCATTTCTCACCCTCAAAAGGGATTAATCCCATTCAAGGCGTACGATTACCAGCAAGAGTTGCTGAAAGATTTTAATGACTACCGTTTCAATATAATTCTTAAAGCGCGCCAGCTTGGTATCTCCACGATTACAGCAGCCTATATCGCGTGGCTCATGCTTTACCATCGGGATAAAAACATTCTGGTTGTTGCCACCAAGCTTCAGACTGCCACGAACCTTGTCAAGAAAGTAAAAGCGATTATCAAGAATCTTCCAGACTGGATGAGGATCTCCGATATTGAGATTGATAACCGCACATCATTCGAGCTAAAGAATGGATCACAGATTAAAGGCTCCTCCACCTCTGGAGACGCCGGTCGTTCTGAAGCTTTGTCTCTATTGGTAGTCGATGAGGCAGCTCACGTTGAGAAATTGGGAGACCTCTGGACAGCTCTCTATCCCACACTGTCAACTGGTGGTCGCTGTATCGCTCTTTCCACCCCTAACGGCGTAGGAAACTGGTTCCACCAAAACTGCGTTGAAGCGGAAGCCGGCACAAACGCCTTTCACATGACAACTCTGATGTGGGATGCTCACCCAGATCGGGATAAGACTTGGTTTGAAAAAGAAACCAAGAACATGTCTAAGCGCCAAATTGCACAGGAGCTTGAATGCAACTTCAATGTCTCTGGTGAGACGGTGATCCATCCTGATGACATTCAGTGGTACTTAGAGCGCGCCGCAACACCCGAATACCGAACGGGCTTCGATAGAAATTATTGGATTTGGAAGCGGTATGATCCTTTGAAGCCGCACCTCATAGTAGCTGACGTTGCCCGTGGCGACGGCAAGGATAACAGTGCATTCCACATATTTGAACTAGAAACAATGGAAGTTGTAGCTGAATATGTAGGAAAACCCACACCAGACGATTTTGCGGATATTCTATACAACGTAGCAGCTGAATATGGGAACCCCATGTTGGTGATAGAAAACAACAATATTGGGTTCGCAGTACTTAAAAAGTTAGCAGATAAAGAGTATCCTAATCTATATTACTCTGCTAAAGGAGATCATTCGTATGTGGACCCTGTGACGGCTCAATGGCAATCAAATGTCGTACCGGGATTCACCACCTCTTCAAAAACAAGACCACTGATTGTTGCGAAGATGGAAGAGTTTATGAGAAACAAACTAATTAAGATTAACTCTAATCGCTTACTTTCAGAAATGAAAACTTTTATTTGGCAGGCTGGAAGACCCCAAGCGATGCGAAGTTATAATGACGACTTGGTTATGTCGTTTGCGATTGGTTGCTGGGTTAGGGATACAGTAATTGTGGAGAGTCAGAAAAATGTGGAGTACGACAAGCAAATGTTAGCCTCGATTTCTACGTCTAAGACATCCATTTCTACTACAGTTGCCGGTATGAATAACCATAAGGTGAATAAGGACTCGCAGAGACAACAAGAAGCAGAGACGCAAAATCATAAATATTTTGCGCTGCTAAAAGGATAAAAAATGGCATCAAACGACAAAAACACTCGCAACCCAGCAGCACCGCTATTTAAGCGGCTTACCCGGATGCTCTCGGGACCTCTGGTTAATTACCGAGCCCAAATCGCTCGTCAGGAGCGCCGAAGCGATCTAGATAAATACCGTTATCGATTCCGCTCCATGAGTGGACAAGAGTTCCGCCGTGCAGATAATAACATGTCGCAGAACTATAACCTGTTTACCTCTGCTGCATTCCGCAACCAGAACCGCGCCGAGCGGTACATTGATTTTGAGCAGATGGAATACATGCCAGAGCTTGCTTCCGCATTGGATATCTATGCCGATGAAATGACAACTTCTAATTCGTACGAAAAGATGCTTAGCATCTCCTGCATGAATCTAGAGATTAAAACTATTCTAGAATCCCTCTTCTATGAAGTACTGAATATTGAGTTCAACTGCTTTGGCTGGGCCCGCTCCATGTGCAAGTACGGTGACTTCTTCCTCTATCTTGATGTTGATGAGAAGATGGGAGTAACCTCCATTATTGGATTGCCCAACAATGAAGTCGAGCGCTTAGAAGGACAGGATCCCACGAACCCTAACTATATTCAGTATCAGTGGAACGGTGCTGGCATGACGCTGGAAAACTGGCAGGTTGCTCACTTCCGAATTCTCGGCAATGATCGACATGCGCCATATGGTACATCCGTACTCGACCCCGGTCGCAGAATTTGGCGACAGCTTTGTTTGCTAGAGGATGCAATGATTGCATACCGCGTCGTCCGAGCCCCAGAACGCCGAGTGTTTAAGATTGATGTAGGTAACATCCCCCCCCAAGATGTCCCGCAGTACATGGAAAAAGTCAAAACAGAGATGAAGCGCAACCAGCTCGTCGACGCAAACACGGGTCGCGTCGATCTTCGTTACAATCCACTATCTCTTGAAGAGGACTATTTCATTCCAATGCGTGGCGGAGTAGGATCCGAGATTAGCTCGCTAGTCGGAGCAAGTTCTCTCAATGATATCGATGACGTTAAATACATGCGCGATAAACTTTTCGCAGCAATCAAGATTCCACAGTCCTATTTGACAAATCTTGAGGGCGGCAATGAAGATAAGACAACACTGGCACAGAAAGATATTCGCTTTGCTCGTACGATCCAACGACTCCAGCGCTCTGTCATCACAGAGTTGGAAAAGATTGCCATTGTACATCTCTACACCCTCGGCTTTCGCGGTCAAGATTTGCTAGGATTCAACCTTACTCTAAACAACCCCTCGCGTCTTGCAGAGCTACAGCAGCTGGAATATTTGCGAACAAAATTCGAAACTGCGACATCCATTCCAGAGGGAACCTACAGTAAGCGTTGGGTAGCTCATAACATTTTGGGTCTTTCCGATGAAGAATTCCTGCGCAACCAACGCGAGACTTTCTACGATCGTAAGTGGCAGCAGTCTCTTGAACAAATGGCTGAGGCAGACATCGAAGGTGGGCTTGGCGATGAAGGCGGCGGCGGTGGTGGTCTTGGCGATCTTGGGGGCGACCTAGGCGACGACCTCGGTGGTGATCTCGGCGGAGATGAGCCTATGGACCTTGGCGGCGACACAGCCGACGCTGAAGGAGGAGAGGATGATTCCGCCCTCCTCACAGCCCCAGCCCGGGCAGATGACGGACACGTAAGCCGTTATAAAGCCGGCGGCAAATACCAACGCAAGGATGGCGTGGATGACCTCCGTCGCACAGTCGGCGCAAGCCGCCGCCATCTCCGGAGCATGGTTGCCCCAGAGAAGGTGAGTTTTAGCAGCGATCGCTCGACACGACCAGATGGATACATCAGTGATGTGACATTTGGAACGAAACGGCGAAATGAATCTATTTATAATGATAGTGAGACGACTTTGTTAGAAAATACTGTAAAAGTTCGCCAACTTGTAAGAGAGTTAGAAAAAAAAGAGGCTAAAAAAGATGAAGCATAATAAGAAGCGCAACACGGCATTTATTTACGAAACCTTAATCCGCGAACTCACTAAAGCTATTCTGGATAAGGACAGTGCTAGAAAGCAGCAAATTACTGCTATTTTAAAAGAGTTCTTCTCGCCAAGCGAGATTCTAGCGCAAGAATTAGAATTGTACAAGGTGCTTCTTGAGACCAAGAACCTTGAACGTCCGATTGCCGAGAAGATCCTACAGGAGTCGAAAATAGCCCATGCACGACTTGATGAGAAGACGATCTTTGATGCACAGTCGCAGATAATTTCCGCTATTAATAAGGGGTTGGGCGCCACTGTATGGTCCAACTTTGTTCCTAACTTCAAAGCTTTGGCCTCAGTTAGTTCCGTCTTCAATTCTAAAACCGCTGTGAAGAAGAGGGTTTTATTTGAGCAGTCGGTAGTTGAGAGAATGAGTGCACAAGAGTGCCTTGTGGAATCTCAAGAACTTAAGTCCCTTGATTCTCTTTCTTATAAGACGTTCATTAACAAGTTTAATCAAAAATACGGGAATCTTCTGCAGGAGCAGCAAAACTTATTAAACAGGTATATCACCAGTTTTGCCGACGATGGCTTCGAGCTACGCCTATATCTTAATGATGAGTTGTCCCGAATGAAGAGTTATCTTACAGAATCGTCCGAGAAGGAGCCTCAAGCTGTGGTAGCTCAAAAAATGACAGATGTCGTAGAGTATTTAGAATCCCTCAGGAAGAGGGAATTTGTCGATGCCGATCTCAACAGAATTTTAAAGGCGCAGGAACTAATTGAGGAGATCCAAACAAATGATCTCCATTAAAGTTGGTGGACCAGAAGCGACTGTAGAGTTAAAGGCACGCAAGGCTCTCGACGGTTCGTTGCTAATTATGGACCATAATAAAATTGATATTGCGGTCCAGCCCGAACAGATGAAAATAGTAACGTTTCCCAAGACAACAGCTACAGAAGATGTGTATGACTATCAGAATCGTTTGCTAGAGTTACTAGCAGATAAGGGAATTATCGACAGAGCTTCTATCCAGGGCGGAAATGTATTTCGCTCTTTAGAGGCTGATGTCTTTACTAACGAGCAAGTAAACTCA